GTGCCAGATATAGAAAAATATATATTACGTGCAGACTCAGCAAGACCTGAATCAATTAGCTACCTTAAACGCAACGGTGTTCCTCGAATTGAGGGTGTTAAAAAATGGAGTGGATCGGTTGAGGATGGGATAGAACACATTAAGTCTTACCGAAAAATCTATATCCATCCTCGTTGCAAAGAAACATTACGCGAGTTCAGGCTGTATAGTTACAAAACAGACAGATTAACAGGCGATGTACTACCTACAGTGCTTGATGAGCACAATCATTATATCGACGCAATTCGTTATGCGTTAAATCCGCTAATTCAATCTAAAAATGCGGCAGGTATTTTCTTCAGTTAACATGAGCGTGAATTATGAAACAAGAATTTGAAATCAATCAGCTTGCTGAGCTTATTGTTAACAATGCTCTACAAGCGAACAGAGTGAGAAATTTAACCAATGTGGGCGTGATAGGTAATACTAAACGCCCTCGTTTGTATTCTGAGTTCGGCTATCCTAAAAAACTCTCATTCAGTCACTTTTTCGAAGCATATCAAAGAATGTCGGCTGGTGGAGCAGCAATAGATCGCTTACTTGATAAGTGCTGGTCTGATATGCCTATTGTTATAGATGGCGAGAAAAGCGATGAGGATAAGGAGAGTTCTGAATGGGAGCTTTCTGCAACAAAGCTAATCAAGCGTTATTTTAAACAATTAAAAGAAGCCGACAGACGAAATCTTGTCGGTCATTATAGTGCCTTAATTCTTCAAGTTAGAGATGGAAAAGCATGGGATGAACCTGTCGACGATTTGTCTTTGAAGTCGCTAAAAGACAAAGGCATTGTGAAGTTGATACCAGTCTGGGAAATTCAATTAAAAGTTATCGAATGGGATACTGACGAAAAAAGCGAGAACTACGGCGATCCTTTATATTTCCAATTTGACGAAGCAGGCACCTCTTTCGGTAAAAATCAGAATAGAAGCATTAAGATACATCATAGTAGAGTTATTGTTTTAAATGAGGGTTCTGAGGATTCAGACCCAAGTTCTGGTGTGCCATTATTGCGATTAGGGTACAACAATCTCTTGGATATTGAGAAAGTCGCTGGTGGTAGTGCTGAGGGATTTCTAAAAAATGCAAGTCGTCAACTTGGTGTTAAATTAACTAAAGAAACAGATTTAGCGACTTTAATAAGTGAAGCTAAAAGTCGAGGCTATGACGGTTTAGCTGATGCGATGAATGCGCAAATTAGCAAATTAAACTCAGGTACTGATTCTGCGTTAGTCATGCAGGAAGGTGATGTTAGCGTTTTGTCTGTTGCTCCAGCAGATCCAATGCCAACATGGACAGTCTCAGCGAATTTATTCGCTTCATCTGTTCGTATGCCATTTACTATTCTGTTCGGTCAACAAACTGGTCGTTTAGCTTCTGATGAAGATAAAAACGACTGGGCTAGTCGCTGTAACGAGAGACGGAACACATTCTTAACCGATTTAATTCTTAAATTTATAAACCGATTAATTAAATTTGGTGTTTTAGACTCGCCTAAAAACGAAGAAATAACGGTCACATGGTCTGATCTGCTGGCTCCAAGTGAGAAAGAGAAAATCTTAAATGCTAAAGAATTATCAAGCGTTGCTGAAAGCTCTGTGAGAGCGTTTGGTATCTCTGCGATCAATCCTAACGAAATAAGAGCAATCATGGAGCTTGAGCCATTAGACGAGAATGATTTAGAGCCACCTGAAATTGATAAAAAAGGAGATCCGTTAGTCGATGAGAAAGAAAAAGACAAACAGAAATCCGATTTTGCCGAGAAGTAAATCAGACCCAATCGGGATGGGGCGTAATGTTCGTAAGATGTTCTCTGATATTGAGGGGCGGTATTACAAAATAAAGCTAGATATCAAAAATTTGCTTGATAGAAAAGTAATACCGCGATCGATTACAGGGGTTAATGAAAAGTCGGCGATCGTCTGCAGTCAGTTTACAGAGGTACCGACGATCTATTTTGTAAATAGCAATGAACATGATTACAACTTCACATCAGAAGAATTTGCTAAATTCAGCGATGATATACAAAAAATCTTAGAAGATTGGTTGTTAGAAGAAAGTAGAACGGGTGAGCTGTGGTTTGAGCTGTATTTAGAAGAATCACAGAAGGCTGCGACACTATCAACTCATTCATCATTGTCCCAACAATCTGATTTATATCTCGCGCAACGACCGCTTTATCAAATACTTTTCAGTGAACCATATTTAGAAAGGTTAGCTATTGCTCAACAATTATTCTATGAACAATGGCGTGGTCTTACTTATCAAACAAAATCAGATCTAATCTACACAATTAGTGAGGCTATAGTACGTGGTGTTAATGTTAAAAAAACAGCTGAACTAATAAGTAAGAGATTAGACATATCTATGTCTAGAGCTAAAAAAATGGCTCAAACAGAACAATTGTCTGTTTATAGACGAGCTGAATGGGAAGAAGCAAAAGCAGCTAGGGACGAACTTGGTCTTGATGCTGGGATATTACATATTTCAGCATTAAAAAGCACAACTCGGGTTACTCATGCTAAAAGGCACGGAAGAGTGTTTACGCCGGAGGAGCAAGAAGCGTGGTATCAAAAAGATGGAAATAGATTTAACTGCTATTGTAAATCACAGGTCATTATCAAAGAAGATACGCCATTATCGACACTAAAAAGGTATGAGAATGAACGTAAAGCTTGGTTAAAAACTCATTAAGAGGGATCAAAACAATGAAACGAAGTGTTGTTAATGTACTGTCGGTTGTTAACTCTAAAAATATCACAAATGAAATAATTGAGGGTGATGAGCATATTGTTGTATCTGATATTGTCCCTGTTATTGACGACATTGTGATGAATAAGGGGTTATATCCAGCAGACGAGATAGATAAGGGATATAGCACGCTAGATGGTAAGTTAATGCCACTAGGTCATCCTAAGTCAGATGGGCGATACATATCAGCAAATGAAGCAATTGCACTTAATAAATTCTACGTCGGCGCATGGTGCGTTAACGCGAGAAAAGAGGGTGAGAAAGTACTTGTTGATATGAAAGTCAATAAACGTATTGCAAATAGCAGTGATAGCGGCAAACGGTTAATTGAGGCATTAGAGGATTTAACTTCTAACGAAGCTGCAAAGCCAATACACATCTCAACTGGCTTAAATTTACAAAAGGAATATCGCAAAGGTAACTCAAAAGGTAAAAAATATGATTGGGTTGCAACAAATATGCAGTTTGATCATGTTGCGATTTTGCTTGATGAGCAAGGTGCTGCCACACCAGAACAAGGGGTAGGCATCTTTGTAAATTCTGAGGGGGAAGAAAGTGAGGTTGAGTTTGTAAATCTTGCTGACTCAGCAGATTACACAAAAGAAACATTGCTAGATAAAGTTAAATATTTCTTTTCTACAAATTCTTCTTTGTCTTTTGAAGAAATTCATGAACGTTTATCGAAACTAATAAACAATAATCCTAGCTCTAAAAAATGGTTATGGATCGAATCTGTTTACCCATCGCATTTTATTTATAACGATGATGGGAAAAAATACAAACAGAAATACCTAATCGATGACAATTCGCAAGTCAGCTTTGTTGGTGAGCGCATTGAGGTCGTTAAAAAAGTCGATTATGACGAAATTAAAACTAATGGAGAAAACATAATGAAAGAAAAAATCTTATCAGCACTCAATGCCGCAGGCGTGAAAACTGAGGGTTTAGACGACGATCAGCTTTTATCGGCTTATAACGAGCTTCAAGCTAAGCCAAAAGATGATGGCGGTAAAACTATTAATAGTGAAATTAGCGAGGCAATTAAAACAGCAGTAGCAACCGCTATTGCTCCGCTACAAGAAAAACTGCAAGCAAATGAAGATGCGAAAGTTGCCGAAATGCGAGAAGCAGTTAAGTCAAAATTTAGTTTGTCTGATGCTGTAGTCAATTCTCTAAGTGGTGAAGCATTATCAGAGATGTTCGCAAAAACAAAAAACTCAAACGGGTTAAATAATTCACTAAACGCAAACAGTGAGGAAAACCAGTGGGGTGATTATAAATTAAATCAAGAGGAGTCTAAGTAATGGCTAATGTTATCTATCGCGGTCCAGTAGAGCGCGAACCAAAAACCATTAATCTTGTGATTAATGACACATCTTCTCCTGGTGTTGTAGTGAAGTTGAACGCTGGGAAATTAGAAGCGGCGACTGATGCAAAAGGTCGCCGTTTTTTATTGGCTAATCGCCGCTTTGCAGGGCAAACAATTGATCAGGCATATACAAAAGGTGATACAGCAATTGCTTTTCGCTTAGAGCCTGAGCATGAGTATTACGCTCAATTAGCTGATGACACTTATCAACCTGGCGATGCTTTAACTGCAAAAGCAGGTGGAAAATTAGCGAAAGCTGTTGCAGGTGATGTTGTTTTATTCTTCTTCGATGAACAAAAACAACGCCAGATCACTGGTGGAAAAGGTTGGGGCGATGTTGTCGTCGCTAACGCGTATGTAAAAGCATAAGGAATTAAACAATGTTGAAATTCACAAAAGAACAAGAGCAGTTTATCATCAATGAGCGTATTAATTACGACAAGAAACACGCAGCTATGGCGGCGAATTTCGCACAAGGTGGATTAATTGAGGGTAATGCCTCAACACTTCCGCGCGATGTTTGGGCTGAATGGGACCGTGAGGCTGTGCAATTGCAACGTGACGAGCTTGTTATTTTTAATGATTTGTCGCCCATCAATAAAAGCATGCCACTAGGTAAGCTTGTACATCACTTCATGACTGTTGGCGATAGCGGAACAGTTAACATCTCTTTAGATGGTCGTTCTTCTGCTAAAACTGATGCGCCAGTGTTCGAATATCATGGAACACCATTGCCAATTATTGATTCAACATTTGGTTATGGCTGGCGAGATATGTTGGCTTCGCAGACTGAGGGTTATTCTATTGATTCTGCACCACGCGCGAACAGTTTACGTAAAGTTGCTGAGAAAATCGAAGATCTAATGTTAAATGGTGATACTTCAATTTCTGTCGGCGATTCTAAACTTTATGGTTTACGTACAGCACCTCGTCGAATGACTGGTACGCACAACTTAACACTGCGCACAGCAACAGCTAAACAAGTTTATGAGCTGTTTCGCGACATTATTAGCAAGTTCCACGCTAAAAAATTTATGTCACCTGTCACATTCTATGTTAACTATTCTGATTGGTTCCGTTGGTCGACAACTGATTATTCTGAACAGAAATCAGAAGGTAGTATTTTAACAAAAATCATGACAATTCCAGGTGTTAGTAAAATCATCCCCTCTATGCGAGTGCTTGATGATGAAGTGTTAGGAATCGTTAAACGTTCTGATGTTTATCAAATCTTAAATGGTATGCCAATTGTGACTCGTCCAATCGCCCGTCATAACGAAACAGACGATTACAACTTTAAAATTATGGCAGCGTTGTCTATTGAATTGAAGTTTGATCATGATGGTAATGCTGGATATATCCAATACACTAAATCGTAAGGAGTATTAAATGGCAAAGTGGCTATTAAAATACGATAGCCACGAGCTTAAAAAGGGCGATGTTTTTGAGGGTGACATGCTGCCTTTATGGCTCGTTGGTAAGGTCGTTGAAATTGAAGATGCTTTCGAAGTTGCAACGCCAAATGAAAATAGCAATACTCTTGGCGAAACTAGCGAAACTAGCGAAACTAGCGAAACTAGCGAAACTAGCGAAACTAGTAATAAAGGGAAGGAAACCCCGAGAAAAGAGGGTAAACAACATGGCGGAGCTAAAAACTAAAGATATTCACGAATTTATTGGTGAACTAGGTTATAGCGTTCCTAATGCTATTCTGTCCTTAATTATTGAGCGCGTTGAGAAGAAAGATAGTGAGTTAAACAATGCTGGGTATGATGACACAACCCTGTCCTTGATAAAACTTTACTCTATTGCTTTGCTTGTTATCAGTCAAGGTGGTAGAAAATTGTCATCTCAAGGCGCACCAAGTGGCGCAAGCCGTTCTTTCACTTATGATCAAGATAGCTTTAAAAGACTTAAAAGCCTTTTAACCAACTTGGACAAAAGTGGGGTAATGAATGATTTACCAATTGCGTCAAGCTCTGTCGGGTTTTTCGAAGTTGTGGGGTAATTATGTCAAATTCTGCTAATTGGGCATACACAGCACAAGCTACGATATGGCACAAAATTGGTGATAATTATGAGACAGGCAAGGCAGAATTCTCCGAGCCTGTTCTTATTTATTGTGATTATGGCCATAACAGCAAATTAACTACTAGTAGTTTAGGTAGGGAAGCTGTAGCTAAAAATACAATCTGGACTGAGTATGATAAGGCTAAAAAAGGCGACTATATTTTAATTGGTCAGTCTAATGAAGCAGATCCTTTCACTGCTAATGCTGATGAAATTATCAATATCATTCGTTACGCCGACACGTTTGATCGTAAACGTGATGACTTTGCGTTGATAACAGGGTAGGTGTATGACTGTCAAATCTAGAGGTTTTTCACAAGTCAGAAAGAAGTTATATGTTCATTTTGGTGAAGTCTTTTCTAAGAAAATGACAAGGGCAGCAGCAAGGATTGTGACGATTATAGGTATTCGTTCAGCACTTTACACACCAATTGACACATCAACATTAATTAATAGCCAATTTAAAGAAATTTCAGTTAAAGATTCCGTTATCTCAGGGCGAGTTGGGTATTCCGCTGAATATGCTGTTTTTGTTCACGATCCAAAAGTTAAACAAAAGTTCAGAAGGGCGACAGCTAGAAAGGAATTCTTAAAACAAGCTATTGAAGATGATGATATTAAGGTTGAGATAAGACGAATTATAGAAGAGGAGTTGGCATGAACTTATTAAATGTATTTAAAAGCCATGTTATTTCTAGCAATTTGTTTAGCTTATTTCAAGTTCAACTTCATCAATGGAAAGATAATGGTGATAAAAAATCTCAATACATTGTTTTCCAAAATAATGGTGGGACTCCAATAAGAGATGGGCTATCAAGCGAAAGCTATATCACTATCTCAATCATTGGCTCTGCTCAGTCGGGGTACAGTGTAGCTACGAAAGCAAATGAGCTAATTGAGTTCGTTAAGAAAAACGCTATAACAGAGTTCGGCTATATAGAGAATATGGGTGGAGTACCAACACCAATATTCACATCTGATAACAGAATGACTATGCAACTACAGTTTCGCATAGTGCATGATAATTAAAGGAGAGAGAAATGAGTAATCCAAAAGATTTTGCGAAATTTGTCGGGCGTTCGGCAGTTTTAGAATATGCAACGACAGTAACAGGGTCTGGTCCCGCACCTAAAGAAAGTGATTGGAAACCAGGTGGCGCAATTCGTTCTAAATCGTTCGATTTAAGCCCAAATACTGTCACATCTGAAGCTGATGATGCAGGCGGTTTTCCTGAGTCACTAGTAACAAACTCAGACTTAAGCATTAGTGTCGAGGGCGAGTTTCGTAAAAAAGATAAAGAAGATGAGATCGGCATCAATGCACTCATTAAGCTTTATGTGAATGCTGTGAAAGCTCGTACTCAACCCACTGTGTGGGTAAGACTACAATTCGGTTCAGTAAAACTCGTCGGGAATATGGTTATCACCGCTTTAAGTAGTGAAGCACCTACGAATGATTTAGTTACATTTTCAGCAGAATTTAAGGTTGCAGACGCTTCTAGCGTTACGATTACAACATCTTAATTACAAAAGGCATTCTCACGAGTGCCTTTGATAATTAAATTTAAGGATTGCTTATGGAAGCAAATAAAAGTACAGGCGAGTTTTCTTTATCGTTCAACAATAAAGAATATATTTTCAAACCGTCATTTAAAAATATCGCTAAAATAGGTACACCGACGGATATTGTAAATGTGTATTCTGTCTTATTTGGTAAAGAGGTTACGTTTTTATTAAATGAGAGCTTAAAAGCCAATAAAGATGTACAGGCTTATGCTTTGAATATTGCTTTTAGTCCAGTTCTCGGACGTAAGATCTTATCTTGCGCACTTACTATACTGAATGCTTGTAATGATAGTGACTTGTCAGGTATTTTTGGATATTACAAGCCTAGCAACAAGGGTATAGTTTATAGAATAGGAGCAGTTAACACTAAAGATGTTATTGCCCTTGCTAAACATTTAGCACTTCACGGGATAATCGGTAATATTGATCTGAGAACAAAAGAAAATAAAAGAAGTGAATATACATCAGAGTTTGACGTTGAGGAGTATATCTGTGCCGCACGTTGTCATTTTGGTTTAAGTCGTGCCGATGCTGAAAATCTAACAATGACTGAGTTTCAGATGTTAATAAAATCTAAATACCCAGAACAACAGAAAAAATCAACATTATTCACAGAAGAAGAATACGATCAGATTATGGAAGATTACTATAAAAATAGAGAGCAGACTTTGAAAAGTAATTGAGATATTATAAAAATTCTAGGTGCTGTAGTAGATAAACCTAAATTCCACACCATCTTCTCAATACTTTAAGCTGATGAGATGGTGTACCATAGTTAAAACGAAACTCACACATCTTTGATGAATAAGTGAAAATGCTTCTTGTCAATGCCATTGTATTTTCTTAAAACACGTTTGGCTTGCGACCAGAAGTTTTCAATGCCATTGATGTGGTTGTGGTCTTGTGCAAATTCTTTGGAGTGATTAATCCTAAAATGTTTAAAATCACTCACATCAAGAGCATTGTAGCTTTTATAACTGTCTGTGTAAACAATGCTGTCAGGCTTGATTTTGCTTGTGATGATAGGCATAAGTGTATCTGTTTTGGTATCTTTGACGACAACAGTATAAACTTTACCATTACGTTTTAAAAGACCAAATACAGCTGTTTTGCCACCTGCTCCACGACCACGCTTACCCTTGCGGATACCGCCGAAGTAGCTTTCATCAAGCTCTATTTCGCCATCAAACAACTCTTTAGCTTCAAGATTAAGATTGTATTCTATCACAAGTCTGATTTTGTGATAGAATAGAGCTGATGAGTTATGCTGAATACCAAGTAAATCACTTGCTGTTCTAGCAGTAACTTGTGCGACAAAAAATTCAAGTAGTTTAAGCTGTACTTTTTTGCTTAATTTACAACGAGTTATCTTCATATTTGTAGTATATCACATTGTGTAATCTACTACAGTCCCAAATTCTATATGGATGGTTTTTATGAAAAAATTACTTATCTGCTATCTATGTTGTTTCTTTACTCCTGTTTACGTATTAGCTAAAGATCAAATTATTATAGAATCAGCGCAACAAGCTGTAAAAGCTGAATTACTTAAAAGAGCTAGTATAAATGAGAGGATGTGTATTAGTGTTGCACAAGCGTCTTTATTAATAAAAGAAAAGATTTCAAAAGACAATCTATCTATGTGTGGTGAGTTTTCATCTGATATAAAGTTTGGTGATGCAAAAGTTTATAGCATGGCTGTTTGTGGAAAAGTTTTTGGAAAAGATATAATCAACAATCCTATTGAGAGTGATTATATTTACCAAAGAGCTCAAAAAGATTTTTATTTTAATTATAAAGGTAAAAAATCTTTTTATTATGACCATAAATCAACTAAAACGTCTATTCAATATAGTGATGATTCCATGTTTAATGCTATGCAAAATAAATATTGTAAGTGATACTTGCATTAGTTTTTAAATATTTAACTCAAATAACTTATATGCTTTTAGTTTTATAGGGTGATTTATGGATGCAAAAATAATGAATGTCTTACTAATTGTTCTTTTTTCAGTAGTTGTAATATGTTTATTGCTTTTTCAAGAGTCAAGATTGAAAGATCCAAATAACCATTCAGTAATATATTCAGAGCAGATTCAAGAGTTGTGCTGTTTAGATAAAATAGGATCATACAAGATTGATTTTATAAGACAAAGTGGGAATGAGTACAAAGAGAGTGTTCTTGTTGATGATTTTGAGTTAGCAATAAAAACCGTATTATCTACACTAAGAAGGGCAAAAATAGATAGTGTGTCAGTAATATCTAACACATCTGATTTACTCTTTATATACCGAGCTTTCTATAACGCAAGAGGTAGTCAAGAAGGAAAGAAATTAGGAGCGATAAGGATTACAAAAATTTAATGTAACAAAATGAGGATAAGCCCATTGACATTCAATGGGCTTTTTTATTGGAGAAAATATGAGCGAAAAAATATCTGGGATTTATATCGATATTGATATTGAGACAGCAAAATTACTTGATGCAGCAACAAGTTCTGATATTGCTTTAGGTAAATTAGAAAAGGCAACAAACGATGTTACGCAAGCAATGCAAAAAGCGGATAATGCATCAAACCAATTAGGTGGCGGCATGAATAAAGTTGCCAGCTCTGTAAATGCTGCAACATCATCAATGAAGCGTGGTAGGGCGGCTATACAACAATTAGGTTATCAATTCCAAGATATTGCTATTCAAGCTCAAGCAGGAACTAATGCTCTCGTAATAATGGGGCAACAGGGATCTCAAATCCTCTCTATATTTGGCCCTATGGGAGCTATTGCAGGTATGATCCTTGCTATTGCTTCAGCAATGGGAACAGCTTTACTCCCAAATTTATTTGATTCCACGAACGCAACAGAAGATTTAGAGAAAGCACAAAAAGCACTAGGTGAAGTATTAACTGAGAATAGTGATGGTGTTTATGTGCTTTCTGAAAAATTGGCTAAATTAGCAAAAGAAAATGAGCAAGCTGCAAGAACAAAAATAGCTTCTAGTATGATAGAGGCTAGGCTTGCTATAAAGTCTGCTGGCGTTGCCGCAAAAGAGGCATTTGGACAAATCTATAATCTTGTTAGCTTTCTTGGTAATAATGGAACAGCAAGTGTTCAGAATGCAATCAAAGAATTAGATGATTATTCAAAAACAGGAAAAGATGTCACAAAAGCTGTTTTAGAGATGGGAGATTCATATGCTGGTGCAATAGCGCAAGTCGCCAATTTAAGCACTGTTACTTCTGAAATGTCAGAACAGCTAGGCATTAGCCAATCAGAAGCTATAGGCTTATTAAAACAACTTAGTCAATTATCTAAAAATCCATCACCAGAAAACGTAGTTCTTCTTAGCAAATCGTTATATTTATTAAGTGAGAATAGCAAATGGTCTAACGATAATTTAACAAAACTCACTGGAACAGTAAGCAGTAGTGCCTCAGCTGCTTTGGATGCGGAAAGTGCGCTGCGGATTTTAGAAGCTGCTCTTAAAGATCTTGATAGTGCAACAAGGCAATCTGATATCGCTTTGAAGGGAGGGGAAGAAAGACTAAAAGGGATTATTGCCACTACAAAAAAATATGCTGATACGATTGGCAAAACAGCAAGAGAAAAAGCTATTTATGAAGCACAAAACTCTGGTGCGTCAAAAGAATCAATTGATAATGCAATCAAGCAGATCAATGCAAACTATGATGTGGTTGAATCAGAAGAAGAAAGAATTAAAAAAAGGAAAGAAGCAGAAGCGGCCGCAAAAAGGGCAGCAAAACAAAGCGAACAAGCACAAAAGCAAATTGAAAACCAATTAACGCAGCTTGGTAATCAATATGAGATTGTTGTTTTAAAACAACAAGGCATGAACCTTGAAGCTGTAAAAATGGAAGCTGTAATGCGACTTGGGGCAAGTGCAACAAAAGAACAAAAAAGAGCAGCAGAGAAGCTAGCATTAGGCATCTATGCTGCTACAACCGCAATGAATAATTTTAATTCCTTGCAAGCTCAAGTGTCGCCAGTTTTTGCATTAGAACAACAGCACCAGAAACAGTTACAAATGATAGAAGAGTATAAAACGTTATACCCTCAGTCTATTGCAGAAGCAGAAGCTGTTCGTGCAACAATCGAAGAACAATACAGACAGAAAAGGATTGAGGCACAGTGGGATGAGTGGAAGCAATCAAGTGAAGCTGCGAATATGTTTGGTTCAGCTATTGAAGCTTTAGAGCAAAGTGCGGTATCGACGCTAACTGGAATATTAAACGGCACAATGTCTTTACGTGATGCGTTATCTTCTATTGCCAATACTGTTTTGAATAGCGTGGTGCAGAGCCTTGTTGAAATGGGAATGGCGCACGTTAAATCAATGATTATGGGTCAAATGGCTGCCAAGGCTGCGACTGCGGCACAAGTTGCTCAAGCTGCTGTTATTGCCTCAGCTTATGCTCCAGCGGCTTCTATGGTTTCTCTTGCAACACAAGGTGCTAACGCTGCACCTGCACAGGCTGGTATAACAACAACATCTGCATTAGCCAAAACACTTGCTGTTACTGGTCGTAAACTGGGTGGTCCTGTGTCTGCAAATCAAATGTATCGAGTTGGTGAGAACAATCAACCTGAGATTTTTAAAGCCAATAACGGAACTCAATATATGATACCAGGTAATGCTGGTCGAGTTTTCAGCAATAAACAGTCAAGTGGTGGTGGAGCACAAGAAAGAAACGTAACTGTTGTCATCAATCAAACAAATCACTTTAACTCTAGCAAAGATGATACAGGAAGCCTATCTGAGTTTGCTAAAGGATTAACAAAACAGATAAAAGCAACAGTTAGAGAGGAGCTTACATTACAAATGAGAGTGGGTGGTATTCTGGCGAGGTAAAAATGGAAAGATTTAATTTTAACGTAGAAATGAATTATGACGTTCAGCATGAGCCTTTAGTTAATCAAGTACAGTTTGGTGACAATTATAGTCAGAGAACATCAAAAGGTATTAATTCTGATTTATGTAAATACTCAAATTTAAGGATAATTTGTGATGTTGATGTGAAAAATCAAATTGATACATTCCTGAAATCACATGGTGGCCACAAAAGTTTTTTATGGCAAAGCAAAACTGAAAACAGAGATGTTAAGGTGTTTTGCCCATCTTGGGCATATAGAGAGAATGGAGCAGTATTTGAGTTTACAGTGAATTTTATTGAGACATTATAGTTAACATAAGGCAAGCATATGAGCATTTACGGACAACTTCAGCAATACGCCGCGCACGGTTGGATCGAATTGTTTGAGTTAGATCTCACTAAGTTTGGCGATATTGTCTATCGTTTCCACGATGGATTAAGCCCGTTAGGACAAGCAATTGTGTGGCAAGGGCAAGAATATACGCCTTATCCAGTGAAAGTTGATGGATTTGCAGTTGATGGATTAAATCCAGTCAGACCAAGTATTACATTCTCCAACCTTGGCGGTGCGATTACGCTAGTTTTAGCGAAATTAAAAGGCATTGAAGGGGCAAAGCTCACACGTAAGCGGACAAAGATTATCTATCTTGATGCAGTGAATTTTGAAAATGGCAATTTGACCGCGGATCCACACGCGCATTTGCCAGACGATGTTTTCTATATTTCGCAAAAGACCGCAGAAAATCATCTCACAGTCAGCTTTGAGTTGTTGCCGGCTACCGATCTTGAAGGTGTGAAGTTACCGCGCAGACAGATCGTGGCGCATTACTGTACGCACAAATACAAAGGTCAGTTTTGTGGATATACAGGCGATAAGCCGACTTGCTCAAAAACGTTAGTAGACTGCAAGGCACATTTTGGCGAAAACGCAGAACTACCGTTTGGCGGATTTCCAAGTGCCGCGTACATGAGGATTTAATATGAAACATATTGACGATGCAATAGCGCACGCAAAACAAAGTTACCCGCACGAGAGTTGCGGTTTTTTTGTGCTTAAAAAAGGGAAATTGCAGTACGTCGCTTGTACTAATCTTGCGCAAGATACCAAAGAAGAGTTTTTAATTAGCGTTGAAGATTACGCGCGAGCGGAGAAAATCGGTGAAATTCGAACGGTGGTTCACTCGCACCCCGACGAAAGCTGTTTGCCGAGCATTGCCGACCAAGACGCGCACAAGGTCAGCGGTTTGGAATGGTGCATTATCGGTTTAGAGGGTGACGAAGTTTCAATGCACTTTATGCCGGCAGTTACAGCAATTCCTGATTTGTACGGACGGAAATTCATTCACGGCATGACGGATTGCTACGGTTTTGTGCGCGATTGGTATCAACAAGAATTGGGCATTGAACTACCGAACTACAACAGAGTGGACGGCTGGTGGAACGAGGGCGAAAATCTCTACGTCGATAACTTCGAAAATGCGGGGTTCTATCAAGTCGACGATTTACATGTCGGTGACATGATTGTAATGCAGATTAATGCAACCGTGCCGAATCATGCGGGTGTTTATCTCGGTGATGGTTTAATCGGTCATCATTTATACGGCCGTTTATCAAGTAAGGATGTTTATGGACAATTCTATCGCGACAGAACAACGCACATCATGCGACATAAGAAAAATACGGCTCAAGGGTGAGCTAGGTAAACGCTTTGGCAAGGTCCATAAGTTAGCTGTGAAAACACCTGCAGAAGCAATTCGCGCATTGTGTGTATTAAAAGAAGGCTTTAAAGAGTTTCTGTTAAATTCAGAAAAGCATGGCATTGTGTACCGTTTTTTAGTGCAGAAGGAAGAACTTGAAGGAAAGCCGGAAGAATTTCAAATGCAGTACAGTGCAAAGACAGAATTTCATCTTATCCCTGTTATTAGAGGAGCGAAACGAGGTGGGATATTTGGCTTAATTACTGGCGTTGCGTTGATTGGTCTAGCAATTTGGAACCCTTTTGGCTGGGCGGCAATTGGCGGTACTGGAATTTTTGCTAGTACTGCGATCATGCCACTTGCAATAGGTGCATCTCTCGCACTTGGCGGAATTTCGCAGTTACTCACACCAATTCCAAAAATGGAGGGTCCGCAAGAACGTCCAGAGAATCAACCGTCTTACCTGTTCAATGGCGCAGTTAACACGACACAACAAGGGCAACCAATACCTCTGCTTTACGGTGAATTAATTGTCGGTTCTGCGGTAGTATCGGCTGGACTGACAGATAAAGAAATTCCTATTAGAAAACAAAATGGAAACAATCAGGGCAAAAACGGTAAGAAAAACTTCAAGAAAATTTCGGAGTGATAAATGCAAATAGTCGGTCAAAAAGGCGGTAAGGGTGGCGGTGGCGGTAGAACGCCTGTAGAAGCACCGGATTCACTCCGTTCTCGCTCTTACGCAAAATTCATTGATGTCATCTCGTGCGGAGAAATTGAAGGTCCAGTAAACGGATTACAATCTGTTTATTTCGGTGATGTGCAGCTACAAGATGAAAACGGAAAATTCAATTTTAACAATGTTGCGATTGAATGGCGACCAGGTAGCGTAAGACAAGATTCATCTGAAATTTGTGAAACAAACGAAGTCACAACTGACGTCAATACAGAAATTAAGAAAGACAATCCAATTACTCGCTCGATCATTGCCCAAGATGCCGACATTGTTCGCGTGACTATTACTGTACCGGGACTAAGCCGTCAAAATAAAAGTAACGGTGACATCAACGGCACATCAGTTGAATTAAAAGTTGAATATCAAGCAAGTGGCAGTCAGTGGATTGATGCCGGCAATATTGTTATTAGCGGGAAAACAACAACGTCATACAACCGCGAGCATAGTTTCAGACTAACTGGCGAGGCACCGTGGAACATTCGTGTTACACGATTAACTGATGATTCAAACAGTCAGACGCTACAAAACAAAACGATTTTCTCTAAATTGACGACTGTTTTTGAAGAAAAACTAATTTATCCAGGTGTGGCTTACGTCGGTGTACAAATTGATGCAGAACAATTCAGCTCAATACCCGCGCGAGGTTATCACTGTCGTGGAATTAAGTTAAAAGTGCCGTCAAATTACGATCCAATCACACGCCAATACACTGGCGATTGGGACGGCACCTTTGTTGTGAAATATTCAAACAATCCAGTCTGGATTTACTTTGATTTACTCACTAACGAAGAGTACGGAGCAGGCGAATATATCAAAGAGGATATGCTCGATAAGTGGTCGATGTACCAAATTGCGAAGTATTGCGATCAATTGGTGCCGGACGGTTTCGGCGGATATGAACCGAGATTTACGTGTAACGCTTATATTCAGACACGACAAGAAGCGGGCAAGCTATTGCGCGACTTAACATCCGTCTTTCGTGCGATGAGCTACTGGGCAAGCGGTACACAAATGCTTGTTCAGGATTCACCGAAAGATCCGATGTATCAGTTTAACAACACGAATGTTGTTGATGGTCAATTTAGTCGTTCTGGCTCAAATATTAAAACGCGACACAATGTTGCGCTTGTAACGTGGAACGATCCAAAAAAATTCTTCAAGCAGTCTGTTGAATACATCGAAGATGCCGAATCTATTGTGAAAATGGGTTACATCTCGCAAACTGAAGTGGTGGCGTTTGGCTGTACATCGCGCGGACAAGCAAGACGACTTGGCAAATGGCTACTCTACACAGAACAGCACGAAAGCGAAGTAGTAACATTCTCGTGTGGCCAAGACGGCGCAATCCCTATTCCTGGTGAGGTCATTCAAGTATCAGACGTTCATCGCGCGGGCGAAAGACGTGGTGGCCGCGTTAAAACTGGCTCAACAGTTAATCAAATCATTCTTGATGCAGCTGTTGAAATTACCAAAACGGCAACAATCAGTATTGTGAACGGAGAGGGAAAACTTGAGCAACGTAACATCACGCAGCGCGGTAATCTAACGGAGATTAACGTCAATCCAGCGTTTACTTCTGTGACAGAAGATAGCACTTGGATTATCGCAAATAGTGACATTGAGCCAGAATTGTATCGTGTTGTCGCGGTAGTGGAAGGTGAAAACAGCACTTATACAATTAGTGCCGTAAATTACAATCCGTCAAAATTCAATTATATCGAAAACGGTGAGGATTTAACTGAATACGACACGACGAACAACACGCTAGAAACGGGCGTGAAAAACGTGGTCATCACGGATGAAATTTATCGCGGGCTTGGCGGTAGCATTCAAACTAAAATCGTCGTGAGTTACGAGCCGGCAACATCGCTTACTTCACGTTATCAAGTTGAATATCGTGCTGGAAATGAAAACTGGCAACAGCTAGAGCCAACTACGCTAACATCGGTTGATATTCCGAACGTGAAAGACGGAGTGCAGTATCAAATCAGAATCCGAACAAGTAACGTATTGGGACTGTGGTCAAATAATAACGACATAGAGACCTATGAACCGATCGGTAAGTTACGACCACCGCATAATGTGACGAATTTACGACATAAGGCAATCGCACAAGAAGGTGCATTTCTAACGTGGGATATTTCGCCTGATATCGATCTTGAGTATTACGAAATCAGAAAGGGCGATACTTACGAAAATTCACGGCTTGTTGCAAAGATTAAAGCGAATGAGTTCAATCTTGGCTTTATTCAAGCCGGCAGTCATAAATACTGGCTAAGTGCGGTTGATTCTTCCGAAGTTCGATCTGACGAACCTACACCAATCTCATTCACAATTACAGGTGGCCAAGTTGAAAACTTAGTCGCAGAAATTGTTGGTGATGAAGTATTGTTGACATGGAATGAAACGCAAAACAATTCATTTTCGACAGAACTTTACGAAGTGAAAAAAGATGATGAAGTGCTTGCGTTGGTGAAAAGTACGTCGTTTAAGTTCAAAGCGGATTTTAGCGGTAACAAGACGTTCACGGTGACAGCAATCGATCTCGGTGGAAATCGCAGTACATCAGCGCAAGCACAGTTGATCATCCATCAACCGACACCGGTAAACATCTCTCAGCAAGTAATCGACAACTACGTCATGTTGCGCTGGCAAAGTGCGAAAGCAACATTGCCGATTGTCTATTACGAGTTGAAAAAAGGCGACACGTTCGACAATGCGGAGTTTATTACTAACATTGACGGATTGGCGTTCCCACAATTCGAAACCGTTGGAGGACTGTACAAATACTGGATTGTCGGTGTAGATAGTGCCGGCAATCGAGGTGAACCGCAGTTCACGCTTTCAAACGTTGCACAGCCACCAGATTACATTCTGAAATACGACTACAACACAGAGTATGACGGAGTAAAAAACGGTTCGGATAAGATCGACGGTAAATTGTATCTTCCGATCAAGGCTGAGACATGGTTGCAACACTATCAATCAAACAATTTCACATCGCCAAAATCACAAATTGATCGCGGATTTCCACTTTACCTACAACCGACTGCTTCAAGTGGATTTTATGAAGAGGAGATGGATTACGGCACAGTATTAGCATCGTCAAAAATCACACTAACGCCAAAAGTGGTGAGTAGTGGAAATTATGATATTAGCTACTACATCGCAGTGAAACAGAATGAGAGTGATGGCTGGCGTGAACACAATCAAGCATCTGTGTATGAAACTAATTTCAGATATATCAAGTTCAGAATAACAGTAACTAACGCTCAGAAACCTGTTGTTATTGAGCAATTGAATTTGAAGCTCAATCAGAAACAGAAAACTGATGGTGGAACGGTGCAAGCTAACGCAAGTGATGTAAATGGAACGTGGGTGGCATTCTCAACAGAGTTTATTGATGCATCCGTTCCAGTTCTCACACCGCAATCAACACAACCGCTTTTTGCCACATCTGATTTTAAAGATGAGCCACGACCAAAAGGATTTTACGTTTTCTTATTCGACAAGAATGGAAATCGCGTAAGCGGTAAAGTGGGTTGGGTCGTAAAAGGGGTATAAAAGGAGTAAATATGGCAGATTTTAACAAGCCGACAGTAGATAGTCATTACACGCAATTCCCAAATGAAATTAGAGCCGCCATTAGTGCGGCTTTATCATTTCTAGATGGTGGATTTCATACTAATATTCCAATGAAAGCAAAGCGTTGGAATCCAACAAGTAAAATTTTTGAAGAATATAGTGGCACGCAGTGGGTGCCGATGGCGACTGAGTACAAGTTACCAGTCGATTACAATGTGTTACTTAATAAGCCTGTGCCGTCGTCTGCAACAAATAGTGACAGTGAAACACAATTCGCAAGCTCAAAAGCAGTGAAAGACGCGTATGACTTGGCAAATGAAAAGCAAAGTCCAGCAACAACACTTTCCGGATATGGCATTACTGATTTTGTTGTGAAAGGTCTTACAACTAAAGACTTAAACAACGTGACAACGCCTGGCTTTTATTCACAAAGACTGACTGCAAGAGCTGAACGCAATAAAAATTATCCGTTAACTGAAGCTGGCTCGTTAGTTGTTAAGCCGTCTGCTTATGTGTTGATGCAAGAATATACAACGTATAAAACTAAACGAATTTATATAAGAAATAGAACCGATTTTAGCGGGGCGTGGAGCGAATGGAAACTTGTTACTAGTGACGGCTTACCAGTTGGATCAATTGTTTCATTCCCCAAAAACATTAAGCCAACGGGTTTTTTAAAAGCAAATGGTACGACGTTTAATCAGAACACATATCCTGATCTATATACTGTGAACGGAAACAGCAACGTTCTACCAAACCTAACTCGATCTGATGTGGGTATGACTGCGTATTTTGCAACTGACTCCATTCCTGATGGTTGGATCTCATTTGATTCTATTCGAACGACAGTTACACAGCAGAGCTATCCTGAACTTTATCAACATTTAGTCGCGAAATACGGTTCCATCGCACAAGTTCCTCTGGCAGAAGACAGATTTATTCGTAACTCGGGGAGTGGTCTCACGATCGGTGCAACGCAAGAAGATGAGATTAAGCGACATAATCACGTAAAAGAAGGCAGCAATTATAATAAATTATCTGCAAGAGCAATGGATCAGGGAGTTTCAAAAGGTACACCGTCAGGGATCGATTCTGGTGGAGAAGAATACACGGTTGGCTGGATGAATCAAACGGAATGGGAAAAGGCGACTATTCAAGATTTTGGTGGTGATGAAACACGACCTAAATCAATCGTTTTAAAGCTGTGTATTAAAGCCAAGAATTCCTTCGATGATGTTGTGTTTTGGGTTAAAGCGTTTGGTGAGGTCGCTAATACCGGAATATTAGACGCGGGTACTTTAGCACAAGATTTGCAACAGTTGAGAAGTAAAACTCAACGACTTGAAGCGTCATTCAATCAGAACAAAACAGAAATTAATTCTAAGATTCAACAAATTGAAAACCAAATCACTACACTTAATACACCCGTCGAAAGCAGAATTGTTTGGTCGGGAAACGTCACTCAACATTCGACAAATATTCTTGAATTATCTGAATCTATTTTAGGTAAGACGCTCATCTTTTATATGCAGTATTCACAAGGACATTCGTTATCAAATGACAATAACGTCCACACAGTATCACTTTATGTAGACAGCTTGATAATGAATGTTACTGGGCGAAAATATTGCCATGGGGGTTTTTATGCCGGTGGTTGGAAAAATTGTCAAATTGAACTTGTATCTGAAGATCGCATTAAAATTATCGATGTAACTGGTATGTATTTAAAGCAGATAACTGCAATTTAAGGAGTGTAAATGAAAGTTTATTTTTTAAAGTCAGATTTGAATCAATATCAGATTTTCCCAACTCCTCAAAATTTACAAGATTTCATTGAATTTGATGTACAAAATGAATCTGAACTTGAACGTAAGCAGCTTATTCTCTGCAAAGGACAGTATATTCTAGTTGATAGACAACCGTCTGAATTACATGTCTGGAACTGCGATCAGTGGGTTGTAGATGAAGAAAAACAAGCTCAACGTCTCGCAGAACAGCAAGACGAGATGTGGGAAAAAATCAAGAAAAAACGCTATGAAAATGGCTTGGGCGGGGTGTATATCGCTCGAGTCGGCAAGTGGTTTCAAACTGGCGAGGAAGAAAAGACTAAGTATCTTGGCTTAGATAAAGTGATTGATTCACTTGGTGAAATTGATTGGAAGTGCTACGACAATTCTTTCATCAAAATGAACCGCACTTTACTCAATGAAATTTTTCTACAAATGGTCGTTGATGAAAATGCCGATCACATTAATGCAGAAAAACATCGCGCGGAAATGATGAAATCAGCAGAGCCGCTTAATTATGATTTCTCAACTGGCTGGAGTGCTAACTATGAAGAAGAGTAAATATTGGCTAAACGTTGCGATCGCCTTAGATCAGCTATTTAACGCGTTAACTTGGGGAAGTCCAGACGAAACGCTCTCAAGTCGAGCATATCGAGGGGCGGTACTTACGAAAAGCCCGAAAAAGAAATGGAAATTCTTCCACGCTGCAATTAATAAGTTATTTTTCTGGCAAAAGGATCATTGCAAGCAAGCATACATCTCGGAGTTAGAAAGACGGCAACTACCGAGAGAGTTTAGCGAAGTTTGATAATGAAAAAGGGCGTTTAGCCCTTTTATTCATCAAACATCGCATTTCCTTTTGACTGCTTTTCAACAAGATCGCCCCATTTCTGCATATATTCTTTTCTTTGTGTTAGATATTTTGCTTTATTGTATGTGCCGCGAACTGTCGAATATTCAAAATGGGCAAGACATACTTCAATAATATCTGCATTAAATTCTCTTTCATTCATCTCAGTACTGAACACAGAGCGTAAGCCATGTGCTGTGAGTTTATTTTGATACCCGATACGCTTAATTGCTTTATTTGGCGTATCTCTACTCATATGTTCGTGAACATTTTGTACACCTGGAAAAACATATTGTCTATGTCCACTAATTTTCTTCATTGTTTTAAGTATAGCAAGGGACTGCTTTGATAATGGACAAATAAAGTCTTGTACTTTGCCGATTCTTCCTTTCATTTTATGTTTTGGCACTTCCCATAGTTCGTTTTCCCAATCTATTTCACTCCATTCCATTTGAACTATTGAACCTACTCTCATTGCGGTGAGTAGAGTAAGCTCAATAGCACACCGTGTTTCTAATGTTATTTTGGAGTTTCTTAGTGTTTCGAAGAATTCTGGTAGCTCATCAAAAAGAATAGATGGATTATTATCATGAACCGGTTTAATAAACACTTTCCCTATATCAGCCGTTGGATTGCTTGGTATAATTGAACTATTGACCGCGTGAATCATAATATTATTCAGATAACCAATAATACGATGTAGCGTGTCTAACTTACCCTCTTTTTCCAAGCCGCGTAATTTCGAGATCATGAGTGGTGCGGATATGTCATAGATAGAGTAGTGGCCCACTACATCTAATAAGTGGCGCTGTAGCCTATCTTTTATATCATCAAATGTATCTTGTTTTAGCTTTCCTGCTTTAACTTCATTTTCTCTGAGCCTAAGCCAACTCTTTGCTATTGCAGCTAGTGTAAATTCTTTTTCTTGTAATTTTTTCTGAGACGCCTCAAAAACATGATCCTGTGGGTCTATATCTTGAGCAAGTAAAGAGCGGTATTCATCACGTTTTTGTCTAGCTGCCGCTAAAGATAATTCTGGATAACTACCTAAGCTTATGATGGTTCTTTTTTTAGAAAAAGGTTTGTAATACTGAAAACGCCATATTTTTTTCGAGCTATTTTTTCTTATAAAAAGAAGTAGTCCATGCCCATCGGATAGATAGTAGTCTTTTTCCTTTGCTTTAGCATTATTTATCTCTGTGACAGTGAGTGGTTTAACTGTTTTTGCCAT